CTGAGGCACAACTACTAATTGATGCCAAAGATAAAAAACTACATCAAGTGTATAAAGGACTATCGAAAGATGTTGTCAAAGAAGCATTTGGTTGGAATGACAATTTTGTAAAAGTAGAATAAGGAAAATAATATGTCTTACAAATTATCAAATCGTTCACTAGGAAAACTAGAAGGCGTAGATGAACGACTCGTAGAAGTTGTCAAAAAAGCGATCGAGTATACTGAAATCGACTTTGGTGTGATTCAAGGGCTCAGAACGCTTGAGGAACAAAAAGCATTAGTTGCTAAAGGCGCATCACAAACAATGAAGAGTAAACACCTAGAAGGTAAAGCGGTCGACTTGATGGCTTATGTCGAAGGGCGTGGTTGCTGGGAATTGAATGTGTATGACGAAATTGCTGACGCAATGAAAAAAGCAGCACAAGAATGTGGTGTCCAAGTTCGTTGGGGCGCTGCCTGGACTGTATCAGATATTCGTGAGTGGGATGGTTCTATGGAAGATGCCATGAACTCTTACATTGATACACGAAGAGGCGAAGGTCGAAGACCTTTCATTGACGCTCCACATTTTGAGCTAATGGACTAAAACTTATTGACTTTTGGATAACTTTTTGTTACCATAAATCTACACGGTGGGGGCGACACCTCTCTCTCAACTCTCTCTCAAAGTTGTCTCCGCCGTGGCCTAATTCAAGCGGATGTCGTATAATGGTATTACCTTAGACTTCCAATCTAATGACAGGCGTTCGATTCGCCTCATCCGCTCCAAATTTTTAAAGAAAAGATGACTGGCCTACCTAAAACCCTTGATTTACAAGGGTTTTTTTCTTTAAAAAACCTCTTGACAATGTTCTCGGAACATGTTAGCTTATACATATAATTGATAATGACTGAAAAGAGAGGAATTATGAATCTAGTAAATGCAGAAGGTGGTAATCGTTTCCAGAGAAGCATCGCTGAAAAAGTGGTGGGTGAAATGATTGATTATCTAATGCCTCGTTTGAGGACACTGGACATTAGTGTTATTATTAAAAAGATGCCTAAAAATGAGGATGCTATTGGTTGGTGTAACATGCTTGAAACCAATAGAGAATTTGAGATTGAAGTAAGTAAAGACTTATCTCTAAGAGATTTTGTCACTACTATCTGTCACGAGATGGTTCATGTCAAACAGTATGCACGAAATGAAATGACTGATACTGGTATGAGATGGAAATCAAAGCGTGTTCCAGAAAAGACAAAATACTATGACTTGCCTTGGGAAAAAGAAGCATACAGAATGCAAGACAAACTTGCAGAACATGTATGGAAAATGGATATCTTGTAAAAAGGTATTGACTTTGTTCTTAGAACATGGTAAGATGATTCGTAACAATGAGAAATGAGAGGAAATATATTATGGAAAAAGTTGCAGTAATACACACAGCGTTTGAGGACAAACCTTCTACGGTTGCATTTGTTGATGTTGACTCAAACCTATCACTAATCGAAAAACTTGAATACGCATACAGGTGGACTCAGAACATCATGGATAGTTGGTCACTTAAAGGTGAACAAGATGGTAACGATAATGTTACTGTTGTTGGTGAGTTTCATGTTGATGAGAACGGTAAGAAGTGGGGAATGAGATCTACTTCTGTTGGTGATCAAATGTTGGTTGGAACTAAGAAGTATGTAGTTGCTGGATTTGGTTTCAAAACTTTGGATGGAGAACAGATATGAGTCATCCAATAAACGATCAAATACTTGAAGATATTGCAAACGAAGTTTCATCTATGACTGTAGATGAACTTCAAAACGCAGTCGATAAGTATGGTATATCTGGTCAAACAGTTATTGATGAGATAGTTGAAAATGTTATTAATGCTAAATTTGAAGAAAGGAGTATATAATGGGTCAAGTGAAATCATTATTGATGGATGTAGAAGAATTTGTAAATGACTTCTATACCAAAGAAGGGGAGTTGACTGAACATCCTCAAAAAATTATCAGTCTTGCTAAAGAAAAGTTTGGTGAAAGTTTCGGTGGTTATGCCGAAGATGTAATCTATGGTGATGAATACATGGAAGGACATCCAATATATGGTTAAAGAACTACTAATAAATCTGATGTTGATGGTTGATCCATCACATGCTGCTGAACCCAATCATCACACACCAGTGGATAATTTGGAAGCAACCAAAAGAGAAATTGTGTTACGAGAACAAACTCAGTGTCTTGCAGAGAATGTTTATTTTGAAGCACGAAATCAACCACTCGCTGGACAGTTCGCAGTTATGTCAGTAACTATCAATCGTGTAAATGATGATAGATATCCTAACACAGTATGTGAAGTAGTGAAACAAGGCCCACACAGACCTAGTTGGAAGGGAACTGGTGAAATGATTCCAGTAAGGCATCGTTGTCAGTTCAGTTGGTATTGTGATGGTAAGTCAGATAAGATTTTTCAACAAAAAGCATTTGACAAAATCTATGAAATGTCTTATAGTATATTAAGTGGTGAATTCAAAGTTGTTGATATTACAGAAGGTGCTACACACTATCATGCAGACTATGTAAGTCCATCTTGGGCAGCAACTAAAACTAAGACAATAGAAATTGAAGATCATATATTTTACAGGTGGGATTGATGAACATATTTTACTTACATGAAAATCCAAAGATAAGTGCTACTATGCATGTGGATAGTCATGCTAGTAAAATGATTATCGAATATGCTCAACTCATGTCTACTGCACATCGTGTATTGGATGGTGAAGAATATTACGGTATGACCAAAAACGGTAGAAAAATCAAAAGGTGGAGATTGAATTCTAATCTAGAACACATTCTCTACAAAGCATCTCATGTAAATCATCCTAGTGGTATTTGGGTGAGACAATCAAAAGCGAATTACGATTATCTTTATGACTTGTGGACAAAACTCAATGAAGAGTTTGTCTACAGATATGATAAAGATGTAGACCATGAAAGTTACAGAAAACTTCATGAGGCACTTGCTGTTGCACCAGACAACATTCCAGACGGTGCATTTACACAACCAACACCAGCAATGCCAGACGATGTAAAGAATCCAGATTCAATTACATCTTACAGAAACTACTATATAAAATATAAGCAACATCTTGCTAGTTGGAAAAAGCGAGGTGTTCCAGATTGGTATGAGGTGAACTATGCTACATAAGATAAGTGATTTTTGTGATAAGATTGACAGTATCAAAAAAGATGCTGATATACTAAGACAAATGAAATATGGAACGCCCAAAAAAACTAATAGTGAAATTAATCATATGATTGAAACGATTCAACATCAATGTTTTATGTTGTCTCAAGATAAATCAAATTATGAAAGAAAAGAATAAGTATGCCAACATATACATTTGAGAATACTAAAACGGGCGAGATAGAAGAAGTATTGATGTCTATTTCTGATCGTGACAAGTATATCGAAGAAAACCCACATGTCAAACAACTCATCACAGGCGCTCCAGCAATTGTTGGTGGTGTAGGAAGTGGTGGTGTTAAACCTGGCGGTGGACTTGATGAAGTATTTGCAAAAGCAGCAGAGAAACATCCAGATAGTCCACTTGCAAGTAGATATGGTAAAAAGAGTATTAAACAGATTAAAACTGAACAGGTGGTTAAGAAACATCGTAACAAGTGGAAATCTGAATAAATAGAATTGTGCAGTCGAGATACTTCAGCACCCTACTATTGTAGATTGCAAGCTGAGAAGCCTCTCCGACTATGCACAGGGGATAGAGGATGCTAGCGTGAAATCTATCCCCACCAATTAAAATAATAGGAAATAGATAATGGCAAAAGCAAAAGACATTCGTATAGACCAGATGGTTTCTGTAAAACCAATTACAGACAATCAAAAGAAAGCAGTTGATGCCTATAAAAAAGGCAAGAACCTTTTTCTTTATGGTGCTGCTGGAACTGGTAAAACTTTTATTTCGTTGTTTCATGGACTTCAAGAAGTTCTTAGACATGAGACTCCATACGATACAGTTTACATGGTTCGTAGTGCAGTTCCTACTCGTGAGATTGGATTTCTGCCAGGCGATGAGGAAGATAAGACAGCACTGTTTCAAGTTCCTTATCAGAACATGGTCAAATTTATGTTTGAACAACCTAACGAAGTTGCATTCAATCAACTATACGACAAACTAAAAAATCAAGGAAGTCTTTACTTTTTGACTACATCATTCTTGCGTGGTATCACGCTTGATAACGCTGTCATCATCGTTGATGAATGTCAGAATTTAACCTTCCATGAACTAGACACTATTGTAACTCGTGTAGGACAAGATTCAAAAATTATATTCTGTGGTGATTACTTCCAAAGTGATTTGAACGGTGCAAAAGATAGAGAAGGGATGAAGAAGTTTATTCAAATCCTAGATAAGATGGATAGTTTTGAAAACATCGAATTCACTATCGGTGACATTGTTCGATCTGGTTTCGTCAAAGAATACTTAATCAGTAAAATTAAATATGAACAAGGGGAAGATTGATGGCAAGATATGCGCCTTCAACATCCGTCCACGAGAAAACTCATAAGAGGACTTCTATCGGTAATAAGAATCCAAAGATGAGTTCCATGAATAAACACACAAAGCGTTCTTGGAAAAAATATCGTGGGCAAGGAAAATGAAATCAAGAAATACTAGATTGTATTTAAAATATCTTTGGAAAATTATTATCTTTCCTTTTAAGGTAATCATGTTTCCTCTGATTGTAATTAAGAATGCATTAGACCCAAACTGGTGGGCAGACCTAATCGGTGAGAAGTCTGGTGCATATGATAAAGCAAAGAATTCAAAACTAAGACAATGGGCTCTTGGTTTAGAAGGTTGGAAATGGTGGTTTTATCAAATCGTTGTGTGTGGTAGTGTCTTTGCACTTATAGAGGTTCTACTGAACATGGCGGGAATGACTATGTTGCCTTGGAGATAATTTCAAAAACTTCTTGACAATTCGTGGTTATAAAACTATAATGTATATAACATGTAAAAAGGTGAAATATTATGAGCTTTACACACAATCCTGTTGAAATACCAGCAGTAAAAACTAAGAATGTAAATCGTAAAAGATTTTATGTAACACCAGAAGGTGGACTATATCCCTCTATCACTACGGTTCTGAATGTTCGCAAAAGAGAAGGACTTGCAGAATGGCGTAAGCGTGTAGGTGAGGATGTAGCAAACTATATCTCTCGCACAGCAGCAACTAGGGGAACTAAGGTTCACCAAATGTGTGAGGATTTCTTGAATAACAATGAGGTTCAAAAGGACAATCGTGAGTTCCTACCTTATTGTTTGTTCCAGCAACTTAAACCTGTTATCGAAACAAATATAAATAATATATACGCACAAGAATGTGGTTTGTGGAGTGACAAATATAAAGTCGCTGGTAGGGTTGATTGCATCGCTGAATACAATGGCGTTCCATCAATCGTAGACTTTAAAACTTCTCGTTCATCACGAAATGATGAGTATAATGAGTCTTATTATATTCAAGCAGCAGCGTATGCTGAGATGTTTGAAGAACGAACAGGTATTGAGATTAATCAAATCGTGATTCTTGTTGTAACAGAAGATGGACAAGTTCAAGAGTTTGTAAAACAGAAGCATGACTACTTACCAATGCTCGTAGAAACAATCGAACAGTTTGTCTCCGAATGGGAGAATGAAGAAAATGAAAAGGTTTCT